GAAGTGCAAGAAGTGCAGGGCCGAGAGAGCAAGGGGGGCCAGGCATGGCTGACCTGATCGAACAGGTGTCCGAAGCCACGGCCACCTCTGAAGATGGTGACCACGTAGTAGTTCTGTACCAGTCGAACTTCATCCGTTCGGAGGAGGGACTGAAGTCTGTTCAGCAGGCTTCGGGTCGTCTCCAACTGGGAGAATGGGAGCCAGTGGCAGCCACCTGTGGGCTGCCAGAGTGCTGTCGCCCCGACCACTTGGTCGAGGCACACCTCGCCAAGGACGAGGAGGATCTGCAACTGGTCGCAGCTCATGCGATCAGCTTGGCTGACCTCTATCGCAAGGGCCGCAGCCGCGGCCTACTCACCGCACGTTCAGAGTACGGTGGCTGATCTCCAGCCTCCGTTCAACCAAGAAGGGAAGACCACATGTTCATCGTGACCCCACTCCTCGGTGGCGGCACCCTCGTCGAGGGCTCCGACATCACCGGCAAGACGGGCCGCACCATCCTGATCAGCGCGAAGTGGGAGGCGGTCAAGACCGTCCGTGCCCACATGGCTGCGAGCGAGGCGTTCGACGCCGTGGTGACCGAGTTCTTCGCTCCGATCACCGAGGCTGCCGAGGCTGCGCAGGCCATCGCGCACCCGCAGAAGGACGACTGGGCCACCATCACCCTGGTCGAGGGCACCGAGTTCGAGCCCGCCGAGAAGGTCCGTCTCGACATGGACGGTGTCATCCTCCGCATGCTGGAGGAGACCGACGGCAGCCAGCTGCGCTGGGTTGGCGAGGACACCCTCGTCGCCATCGCCTGACCACGTACCGAGGGCACAGGTCGCAAGCCTGTGCCCTCGGTCCATCTCTGCCACAGTCAAGGAGGAAGCAATGGCAGACCTGATCAACCACCCGCCGCACTACAAGCTGGCCAACGGGGTCGAGGTCATCCAGTTGACCGAGCAGATGAACTTCAACCGCGGCAACGCGATCAAGTACATCGCCCGTGCAGGTCGTAAGGACCAGGCCACTGAGGTCGAGGACCTGAAGAAGGCAGCCTGGTACATCAACCGGGAGATCCAACGGCTCGGTGAGTCCAGTGCTTGAGAAGCTGATCAAGCTGTACAGCATGGCGATGGCGTACGACGTGCGCTCACCCATGCCGCACATCGTGGGTCCGCCTGGCTGTGGCAAGTCCACCTACGTGGAGCAACTCGCCGAGCTGCTCGGCGTGGAGCTGCACCTGATCAACGTCAGCCGGCTCAGCCCGCTGGACGTGGAGGGTGTGCAGATGCCACATGGCACGGGCGAGGACATGGCACTGCGCATGCTGCCTGCCACGTTCTGGACCTCGCTCAAGGACGGCGACATCCTGCTGTTCGATGAGTTCCTCCGGGGTTTCCCGGAGGTCTACAACTCCATCCTCGACATCTTCACGTCGAGGAGGGTGGGTGCACATCGCCTGCCCAAGGTGTTCATCATCGGTGCCAGCAACAGCGTCACCACCTACGACAGCGCGCTCGAGGACAGGCTGCTGCACATCACAGTCCCTGATCCGAGGAAGTCCAAGACCGAGCGGGAGAACATCGCCAAGCTGCTGGTCGAGTACCTCGGACTGCTGCCTGAGACGGCCACCTCCTACGAGATGGGTGCCGTGCTGGACACGGAGATCCTGCCGACGTACGGACTTCTGGACTCGTTCAAGAAGAAGGGCGTCAAGGTCACACCCGGTGGGATGCAGGCTGGCTCCAGCCTGCGCAACCTGATCGGTCAGGCACAGCTGCGCATGGTCACGTCGACTCCGCTCAAGGAGCTGATCGACGTGAACAACCACATGGCCATGAGCCAGGGCAAGGCGCAGTACGTGCTGCTGCTCAACGGCAGCACCGCTGTCCTGCGTGGCTACGAGGCAGCAGCCAAGAAGATCCAGGGCAACCCACGGTTGACCCAGGTCCAGGCAACCAACATCACCATGAACCTGCAGCTCATCGAGATGCAGAGGGCCAAGACTTCCAAGGAGGAAGACGACGAATGAAGGACAACGAGATCTACACGAGCAACCAGCTCATCGAGATCACGCCCGGCGTGAGGTTCAGCCTGGCCACGCTGAAGAAGGGACTGCCGTCCATCGAGACGGCACTGTTCTTCGCCAAGCTGTACAAGCTGAACGCTGCTGAGCTGGGTCACCTGCTCGGCACCGTGTTCGACGAGCACCATGTGGTGCACGCGCTGACCAGCGAGGGCGGTGCGCACAGCGCCGACCTGCAGGACTACGTGCTCGAGCTCGGCTACGAGTTCCTGCTCGAGTCCGGTCAGATCACCTTCGGCACGGGTCCGACCCATGCCGAGGTGCTGCCCGAGATCTGGAAGGACCTCGAGGTCACGATCGCCAAGTCCATCCAGGAGGTGGCCGAGAAGTTGAAGCTCGTGGTCGGTGCCATGCCGGGCAAGCAGGGAGAGATGATCTTCCAGTCGCTGATGACGGTGAACGCGAAGCGTCCGATCCTCGGCGACTACAAGGCGAAGATCCATCACGCACCACAGCGGGACAACCTGGTGATCCTCGATGTCAGTGGCTCGATGTCCGAGTCCACGATCAAGACGATCGTCGAGGATGTGGTGGCCCTGTCCTACATGGCCAACGCCCACCTCGCCATCGTCTCGGACACCGCAACCCACTGGGGTCCGGGTGAGTACAGCACCGACGCCATCCTGTCCGTGGCCGAGTACTCGGGCACGCACTACGAGACCCTCGCCGGTCTGTTCAACCAGGACTGGGGTGTCGTCGTGACCATCGCTGACTACGACAGCGCCGCCGCCAGCAAGACGGCGATCGCCCGGTGCCGGGGCCACATCCAGCAGGTGCTGGACATCAGCCTCGTCAGTCGTCCGACCTACCTCTCCGAGGTGGTCGGGCAGCTGGCCGATGAGGTGCGTCCGCTCCTCATCGCACAGAACAACCTGACCGGAAACGGCTGGTAGCAGAACCCCGGTGCCAGTCAGGTGCCGGGTTCAACAAGAGAATCGAGAAGCAACATGGCAGGAAACGAGAAGACGGTCACCATCTACGGGCGACTGTCCTTCCCCTCGTTCACGGCAAAGGAGGCGTTCGACCTCAGCCAGAAGGGTTCGTACCCCGCGGCTGACGTCGCCTCCGCATCACCCAGCTTCATGCTGCTGGTGGGTGACACGCAGTGGACGAAGTTCTACAAGCACGCCACCGAGGTGTTCCTCCCGTACTGCGTCGAGCAGCACAAGAAGGGCGAGAAGCGCGATGCTCTCGACCCGAAGGAGGTCGTCGCACTGAAGGCGTGCCTGGATGACCTGGCCAACGCCGCGCTCAACACGCCGGCCAAGCCGGTGCACGAGAAGTCAGCACCGCTGGCTCCCGAGGCTGTCGCCACCATCAAGGTGATCGGCACCAAGGGCGTGGACATGGACATCAAGGCCATCGTCAACGACGAGAGCGAGCTCAGCGTTCCGGACCCGGACATCCTGAGCTTCCCGATCGTCAAGCCGATCGGGCAGACCGTGCACCAGATGTACCCGGGTGCGCTCGTGGCCGTGACGCTGAACCTGTACGCCTACCACAACGGCAAGCACCCCGGCTTCAGCGCCGGCGGGAACACCCCGGTGTTCAAGGCCAACGCCGAGCGGTTCGGTGGCAGCGTGGACGTGGACGAGGACGCGATCTTCCTCGACTGACACATCGGAGAGGGAGTGGCTTCGGCCACTCCCTCTCCCCCATTGGAGGAGAAGCATGTCCGAACGATTCAGTGCGAGCGTCGCAAGCAAGCACATGTCCTGTCACGCCAGCGCCAACCTGGAGCTGGCGATCCCGAACTGGACACCACCTGAGGAGGATCCGACTCAGGACAACGCAGCCAACCGGGGCACCGAGATGCACCGGATGTTCGCTGACGTGATGAGCCTGTCCACCAAGGACGCGCTGATGATGGCCGAGGCCATCGGATACGTGGCCGAGGTTCGCAGCAGGCGCAGGTTCAAGACCATGATCGAGCAGACGGTCAACGCTGCGTGGTTGGTGTCCAACCCGGGCACGTGTGCAGACCTGGTGCTCTACACCCAGGACGAGCTGCACATCATCGACCTGAAGACTGGAAAGATTCCAGTCTCCGCAGTCGACAACGCGCAGCTCAAGTACTACGCCGTGACCTACGGGGGCCTGGCTCCCAAGGCGAAGGGCGCTCACCTCCACATCGTGCAGCCCTGGGCTGGCGTGATGGAGGAGTGGTACGCCACGGCTCCCGTGCTGCAGTCGTTCATGGACGACGCCATCAAGGCGGAGGCCAGGATCCTCAACGGCAGCACGGTGTTCAGTCCGGGCGACCACTGCCAGTTCTGCCCTGCCAATCCACATGGGCGGGGAGCAAAGGGCCGGCCTTACTGTCCGGCCATGATGGGCCTGCTGTACCCACAGCCGGCTGTCGACTATGAAGCCATGCTCAACATGGTGGATGAGGAGTGAGATGCACAATCACATCGGTCTCGACTTCGAGACCTACGCTGAGGTGGACCTGACCAAGCATGGCTTGAACAGGTACATCTCCTGCCCGTACTTCCAGCCGCTGATCGCAGCGGTTGCCTGGGATGACGGGACGGCCGAGGTCTTCGACTTCGTGACGGACTATACCGAGAGCAGGCTGCGCCTGATCGAGGTGATCGGCAACAACACCGTCGTCGCGCACAACGCCGGCTTCGAGCAGGCGGTGCTGGCGAGCATGGGTATCCACATCCCGAGCTCGCAGTTCGTGGACTCAGCGGTTCTCGCCCGTGCTGCTGGTGCAGCCGGGAAGCTCGAGGCCGCGGCTCCCCAGTTGCTGGGCATCGACAAGATGGCCAGTGGCTGGGAGCTGATCAAGCTGTTCTCCATCGGTGAGGGTGCGTTCGACCCAGCCATGCTGGTCGACCACCCGGACAAGTGGGAGGAGTTCGCCCGCTACTGCATCCTCGATGCACAGCTCAGCCTCAAGCTGGCCGGGCTGCTGCTCCCAGACACCACGCTGCAGGAGTTGCTCAACAACGCAGTGACGATGGACATGAACGCCACGGGCTGGCACGTGGACATGGACATGGTGCACGAGATGCAGCGTCGGTACCTGGACAACGTAGCCCTGGCGATCGCCGAGTTCCGCCTGGACACAGGGGCTGATGAGCTCAACCTCAACAGCCACGTCCAGCTCAAGGAGTGGTGCGACAAGCGGGGAGTCAAGGCCACGTCCTTCGACGAGGCGCATGTCGTGTCGCTGATCCGCAAGGTCAACAAGCGCATGAGCGTGATCGGCCCGATGGATCCCCGCTGGGATGGCTACGGCGAGGTGCTCAAGCTGCTGCTCACCAAGCAGGTGATGGGTGGCAGCAGCCTGAAGAAGCTGCAGACCATCATCGACACCACCGGTGCCGATGGTCGGCTGCGTGACCAGTACCTGCACTGTGGTGCTGGTGCCACGTACCGCACGACAGGGCGTGGTGTGCAGATGCAGAACCTGAAGCGACTCAACGGAGCGGGCGACGACATGCTCGAGCTGTTCGACGAGTCGAACCAGTGGGACAACGGGAAGCTGGCGTCCAACCTGCGTCAGGTCTTCACGGCCACGGACCCGATGGGTGCGCTGATCGTGGGCGACTTCTCCAGTGTGGAGAGTCGGGGCCTGGCATGGCAGGCGGGCGAGGACTGGAAGCTCGATGCCTACTTCGCAGGCAAGGATCTGTACAAGGTGCAGGCCGGGAAGATCTTCGGCAAGCACGAGGCTCACGTCACCAAGCCCGAGCGTCAGGTCGGCAAGGTGGGTGAGTTGGCCTGCGGCTACGGTGCCGGCGGGCCCGCGGTGCGGGACTTCGCCAAGAAGATGGGCGTCGAGCTCAGCGAGACCGAGGCTGCCAAGCTGGTGCGGGACTGGCGTGCTGCCAACCCGCAGATCGTGGAGTACTGGCGCCTGCTGCATGAGGCGCTGATGGATGCCGTCGACCTGGGTCAGCCAGGCATGGCACCCATGAAGCACGGCTGGGTCAAGGTCATCCCGATCCCAGCGCCGAAGTCACTGAGGGATCAGACGGGCAACCAGAACCTGGTGTCCCTGCGTGTCCAGATGTACGTCGGCAGCGATCGGATGGTCGATCGTGTGATCCACGGTACCCACCTGGTGGGTCGCAACATCCACTACTGGAAGCCGAGTGAGCGCAAGACCGGCGACCTGTGGGTGAACACCTGGGTGAACCCGAAGACCAAGAGGCAGCAGCCGTTCACCGTCTACGGCGGCAAGCTGTCGGGTCTGCTCACCCAGTCGCTGTGCAGGGAGGTGTTCTTCACCAGCCTCCGTGACGTGCACGGCAGGTTGTCCCCGTTCCCGGGGGTCAACGTCGAGCTCGTCGGCCAGTTCCACGATGAGATCGTGCTGGACTGGAGGCCGGGTGCTGTCACGCTCGAGAGCACGAAGGCCATGCTCAACGACTGCATGACGCGCACCTCATTGCCGGGGTTCCCCCTGGCAGCGGAGATCAAGCACGACTTCCGCTACACCAAGTGAACGCAGCCGGGCACCTGTCGCAAGTCAGGTGCCCGGCCGCACTACCAAGGAAGGAAGAAGCATGCTCACGCTAGCACACGTAGTCGGGGTGGATCCCGGACTCGTTGACACCGGAGTGGTCAGCCTCACGTTCAGGCCGGGCTTGAGGCAGCTCGATGTCGAGCACACGGTGTACCCGGGCACGGACTTCGCCGGCCTGTCGGACTGGATCTACCAGTCGCATCGGCCGGCCAAGCAGTTCGTGTTCGTCGAGCAGTACAGGCCGCGGCTGAAGCTGGACTCCGACCAGCGCATGGTGCAGGCTGAACGAGACCTGCGCCTGGCTGTGCCCGAGGCCAAGTTCCTGCCCAACATGGGGATCAAGCGGGTCATCCCGCAGTCCCTGATGGAGGTGTTCGGTGTCTGGTCGTGGCCGACAGTCACACATCACCAGGACCTGCGATCGGCTGCGCGCATCGCCCTGCTGGGCATGGTCAAGGACCAGCGGTTGAACAACATCATGGCCGACATGGTGAGGGATCACCTCGACGGCAGGCCGTGGCGGGTGATGCATGTCTGACCACCCGGAGCTGTTCGATCACCAGGAAAATTTTCTGGATGCAGTCCCCCATCTGGCACATCCTGCACGCGCATGCCTGTACTTCAAGACGGGTGCAGGCAAGAGCCTGACCGCCATGCTGGGCATGAAGAAGCTGGGCTACAAGGACGTGTTGGTCATCGCGCCACCGTCCACCCACCGACAGTGGATGGACCTGGCAACCAGCCTCGGGATGTACGTCCATGCCATGAGCCACGCCAAGTTCCGGATGAAGGACACGTTGCTGTCTCGCACCGTGCCCATCATCGCGGACGAGTTCCACCTGTTGGGTGGGCAGCAGGGCAAGGGCTGGCGGAAGTTCGACACGCTGGCTCGGCACCTTCAGGCGCCGTTGATCATGCTGTCGGCGACGCCGAACTACAACGATGCGGAGCGCTGCTACTGCATCGTCCATGTCCTGTCGCCGCATGCTCACAAGGGTGGGTATCTGCAGTTCATCTACGCGAACTGCGAGACGGAGATGAACCCGTTCGGGATGGAGCCCAAGGTCACCGGGTTCCGGAACTATCCGGACGCAGCCAGCTACCTGGCTGCTCAGCCCAACGTGTTCTACCTCGCTGACGATCTGGTCTACACGATCGACGACATCCCGTACAGCGAGGACCTTCCCGACGAGCTGATCGAGTTCGGTTACGACCGACGCAAGCACAAGATGATCGGATCCATCATGGAAGCGAGGCACACTGCGAGGTATCAAGGATTGGTGGCAGAGGACGGACACCTCAGGACGGAAGTCTTCGAGGGTCCAGTGCTGGACGTGCTGCTGTCCAACAAGAACGTACTGATCTACTGCGACCGCGAGCGTATCGCTCAGGCTCTGGCCTATGCGATGGACCGAGCGGGTCTCAGGTACGCGATGGTGACGGGCAAGACGCCCAAGATGCTGAAGCACACCATCATCCACGAGTTCCTGTCAGGACAGCACAACGTCCTGATCGGGACCGCCACCCTGGCCACCGGCACTGACGGAATGGACAGGGTGTGCGACACCTTGCTGATCCTCGACGACACAGATGACGACTCACTTCGTCGTCAGCTGATCGGCAGGATCATGCCGCGTGGAGACTTCGTATCCACTGCGGCGAAGAAGGTGATCCGCCTAGTACCCACCTGATCTCCACATGGGAGGGGTTGGCCACCCGGCCAGCGTGGAGAAGGAGGATGCATGGCGACAACTGAAGAGATCATCGCAAGTCTGAAGGATCGCCTCGCTGCACCACGGATAGCGAGAGAGGTCTTCGATGATCTGGTGGAGAGGATCAAGATTCTGCAGGACCTCGACACCAAGTAAACGGAGGCGGCCGGTACATGGCCGGCCGCCTCCTCAACTACCCACAAGGAGATGGTATGGCAACAACGAAGACCGAGTCACAACTCGTCGTCGAGTCAGAGACTCTGGCTGTCAGCTTCGAATACGTCCATTTCAACGGTGTGCTCTATGCACCAGTGGACTTCGAGACGGGCGAGGACTCGCCTCTGCCACCGGACGATCGCAAGTGCTGGCGTCCGATGGACTCCCGGCGGATCCAGCTCAAGGCACGGGCCCAGTTCGACACGCTGTTCGGCAAGGACGACCAGCTGAAGAACTTCATCTACAAGGTGCGGCAGGCCGCGGTGCAGGTGGAGAGCAGGCCCGACTCCCTGCTGGTCAAGACCCCTGCAGGGCTGAAGGTCCTGAAGGGGGACGGCAAGCTGCACGATCCGGACGGGTCGTTCGTTCCGAACACCCTGCTGCCTGTCCTCAACGATGACCAGGCAGACAAGGACGAGCTCATGTCCATCCTCGTGGACTGGCTGGGTGGTGAACAGGAGGAGGCTGTCTCCCTGCTGCGTCACCTGGCCACAGCGCTGGCTCCGCACTGGTCGGCGAACAAGTACATCCTGCTCATCGGCAACGGGCGCAACGGCAAGTCCGTGCTCACTTCGATGATGCAGGGTCTGTTCGGCACCGACAACTGCTCGAGCATCACGAGGCAGATGATCAGCGAGTCGAACCCAGCGATGCACATGCTCAACGGCAAGCTGCTGAACCTGGTGTTCGATGGTCCAGCCACCTGGATCAAGGACTCGGGCAACGAGAAGTCGCTCATCACCGGGGAGCCGGTGCTCCTGCGCAGGCTGTACGACAACGACGGCTCGGTGGTCCAGACCAACGCGCTGTTCATCGAGAGCCTGAATAAGGAGCCGAAGTCCTCGGACAAGAGCTCCGCCCTGCAGGAGAGACTGGCCAGGTTCTGGCTGCCGAACAGGTACCCGGACAACCTGGCCTTCGTCACCCGGATGAAGTCGGAGCGCATGCTCGGTGCGCTGCTGTCCCTGCTGATCGACCACTACGTCCTCGAGACGGAGGTGGCCGTGATGCTGGCACCGACCAAGCGTGCGCTGGAGCTGAAGCTCGAGCACATGGAGGACAACTCCCTGGCTCTGCAGTTCCTGCTGCACGTCGACACGACGGAGCCGTTCGGGGCCGAGTCCCTGTTCGACATCTCGTTCGACGAGGTGGCACAGAAGTTCGCCTCGTGGCGGGTGAGCATGAACGACCTCAGCGTGTGGGACAAGAACGCTGTGCTCGACGAGTTCAGGCCCATCTGCACGACGGATCGCAAGTCCCGTCGGGTGAACGGCCAGCCACGTCATGTCCGGTTCATCACCGGATTCACCAAGGAAACCAGGGATCTCCTGGCCAACATGAAGGAGGAAGTCAATGCCACACTGGTGGGAGAGTGACACGTTCGACTCGGACATGGCTGTTCCAGTCGGGCAGTTCGAGCAGTACGCAGGGCCACAGGGAATCGCTCTGGTCCGCACCTTTGCGGACGGAACCACTGATCCGGGGTGGGGGCTGCAGTCCAAGGACGGCAAGCCGGCGTTCATGGAGAAGTACACCAAGGGCCAGTTCAAGATGTCGCCCATCCTGTTCGGATACGAGAAGAGGCGGCACGCCTTCGCCTTCATCATGCGGTCGATGCGTGTCGTGTGCATCGACATCGACGGGAAGAACGGTGGGATGCAGCACGTCGGCAAGCTCGGCATGCTGCCGCTCACGCTGGCTGAGACCAGCAAGAGCGGGAACGGTTACCACCTGTTCTACGCGGTGAGCGAGGACACCTGGGACGAGCTCACCGGGTTCGGTGGGTACGCCGACCGCATCGGCATCGAGCAGGGCGTGGATGTCCGAGGCACTGGGTGCGTGTACCACTGGCACTCGCAGAGGTGGAACAGCAGGTTCATCGCCGAGCTGCCGCTGCACCTGAAGGATCGTCTGCTCAAGCACACGCAGGCGAAGATCGCTCAGTCCGAGACGATCATCAAGATCCTCGCAAGCGAGGACGACACGGAGGTACTGATCATGCAGGACCAGCTGATGGCTGACCTGAAGAAGCCGATCCCCGCGGGCCGGCGCAACAACACCCTGTTCGCCATCGGCCAGCAACTGAAGCTGGCCCAGGTTCCGGGGTGGGAGAAGCTCCTCCACGATCGGGCGACCGACGTGGGGCTGGACAAGGGAGAAGCCGACAAGCTGGTTGCCAACGTCCAGAAGTACAACTGACATGTCTGACAAGTCTCTGCTATTCGTCTGCGGCTATCTGGTGTTCGCAACCTTGCTCGGTGTGTTCATCGGAAAGACGATCAAGTGGGGTCAGACCCCTCGTGGATGCAATCACGAGTGGGTGTCCCGAGGATACGGAGGTGCAGGATGGACTCTCAGCGTGTGCAGGAAGTGCGGAGCGAGGGAGATCGACCCCTCGTGAGCATGCCTGCTCAAGCTCGGTGTCGTCACCTGCTCGACATGGACAAGGCGATGCGTGTCAACAAGGCGTACGTCCCACAGCATGACCGGCTCTGCCCGTTGCACGGGCCGAGACTGTCATGAGCGGGGCTCGCGCTGAACGACAGCGCCTGGTCAAGAAGCTGATCAAGCAGGGCTTCATCGTCACGAGGACGGGATCCGGCCATTGGCAGGTCCGGCCTCCCGAGGGAGAGGGTGTTGTCACGATGGCCTTCTCACCGAGGAGTCCAGCGGACTACAACACGAAGAAGTACCTGCGTCAGATCGGGTTCACGGAGTAGGAAGGGAGAAGCAGGGTCAGCCTTCGGGCTGGCTCTGCTCTCTTTTTTCTCTCTTTTTTGTGATAGCGTCCCGGTCATGGGTGACGACACGCTATCGGCTCTGTCCAAGGCAGAGGAAGAATTGAAGAAGAGATTTGTGAAGGAGGATGGGGACAAGCGGCGGCTGCCTTCGACAGCCACCGCTGCCGCTCCGTCCGATCGCATCGACCAGTTGGTACTGCCTGATGAGATGAGGGCGAGGATGCCCTTCACGAAGGACAAGTACCTCATACGCGAGAACCCACATCTCGTGCAGTGGGAGCGTGAGACGCGCAAGTTCCTGCGCAACCTGTCACCCGAGCACGGTCATCGCGTGTCGGCCGTCATGATCTACGAGTGGGCCACCGGGATCCAGGTCACGGATCTGATGGAGGTCAACGAGAAGAAGGAGCGGGTCAACCAGCAGACCTGGCGCAGCGATCTGCGCAAGCTCAACAAGCTCCTCGAGTTCTACTTCGGCAAGCCGTACACCACCTGGATCATGGGTCGGAAGGTGAAGCGTGCGTACCGGGTGAGGCCCGGCTACTACATCCGGCGGCACCGCCCACTCACGCTCACCCTGTACGCCGAGTACGTCGAGGGCACGCTCTACCCATGAGCCAGCCCAAGTCCTGTTCCTGCACCGTGCCCGGTGCCTTCGTCCTGGGACTGGTGTTCCTGGTCCTCGGCCTGCTGGCCTTGGTGATCTGGTGACCCGCCACCCGATCGAGGTGCTCGAGGACGGCACCCGGGTCTACTCCAACGGGGTGCGGTACACCCCGAAGGCTCCCGAGGCCAGGCTCTACGCCCGAAGGAAGCCGCCTGACGAGGCCGTGGAGGGCTTCACCCGGTGGGGTGGCGCGTGGCTCCCACCGCTGCCGCTCCTGCCGGGAGAGGCCCGCTCCTGGCCCGAGACGAGGCCGGACACGGATGCCTACGAGCACATGACCAAGCCACGGAAGTGCCGGTGCTTCGTCTGTCTGCGCCCGGAGTCCGAGAAGTGGAAGGATCTGTGGCGCCGAGGGCTGCCCCTCAGATTCTGACGGGCTTCTTCTCGAGCACCTCGTGGTCATACATGGTCCCGCCCTCCAGCCGCTGGAACAGCTGCTGGATGCTCTTGAGGTCGCGGGCCATGATCGCCTGCAGGATGAGCGTGGCCGCGGTGACATCGAGGATGTCCGGGCTCTGGCTGTAGATCGTCTGCACGGTGCCGAACCTCTGGTGCCACAGCCACAGCAGCCGGGTGTCCAGGCTGGCCCGGTGATCGGCCGGCACCTGTGTGCGGTACCGCTTGATCGGGACGACCTCAGACATCGAGCTCACCTGCCAGATCCACGAACGTCATCTCGACGCGCTTCTCCGTGGCCGGGTGGGAGCCTGCCCGCCGGCGGCCGACCAGCCGGGTGAAGATCATGTTGCGCGCCACGTTGGCTCGGGCCAGCGAGTTGCGGTTGTCCACCCGCACCCCGTTGGCGATCTCGAACAGGGTGCGGGAGACGAGCTCGTGTACCGGCACGTCGAGGATCACGTCGGTCTTCATCTCGGGATTGTCCACGACATGCTGGATGGCCTGTCGAATCGTGGTGATCTTCATGCGCTCGCCCACACTCCCGTGTAGTCCTGCTCGTAGTCGACGGAACCTGTCGATTGTCCCGGCTGGTCGAAGAATCTGCCGGAAAAAAAATCGAGTTCCTTCACTGCTTGGACTGCATATCGCAGGGCATCCATCATGTGGCTGTACTTGTCGTGCATCGGCTGCTGAGTCCACATCTGGAGTCGGGTGTTGAACTCGTACTTGTAGTTCTCCAGGCACTCGAGCAGCCATTGGCAGTTCGTCTCGTGGACGATCGTGTTGTACAGCAGCATGCGTGTCTGCTGGATGTCGGTCACGATGTTGTAGTCCCCCGACCTGGAACCGGGGATCTTCCACACCTTGTTCGACTTGGCCAGCACAGCGACGTTCGGGAACCGCTGGCGCATCATGTCGGCCGGCGTGGTGTTGATCGCCTTCTCGTGGTGGTCACCGTCCCACGGCAGGATCAGGGCGGCGACCCTGTTGAAGTAGTGCTTCGGTTGCAGCTCATCGACGTACTCGGGCAGGGCTTTCCCGTGGCCCTCGCCGCAGTCGTAGATGAACAGCCGCCCGTTGATCCACTGGAACGCGATCCACGAGGTGGCGTCCGAATGGATGCCTGAGCTGCCGATGTCGAAGACCACGTAGATCGGATGGCCCGGGTCCGGGTTGAAGTCGTGGATCCGCTTGTCGTCCACCATCTTCATGTACGCCTCGCCGTACACAGCCGCGGCGTCCATCTCCTCGAAGGAGACGTGGTACTCCTGCTCGAACATGCGGTCGTTGCCGAACCGCTTGAGGTAGGTCTCGCGGATCCGCTCGAGCTCGTGCTCGGTCAGGACCGGAGGCAGGCCCTCCCGCTTCATCATGGCGTTCAGGTCGTCGATCGTCCGGATGATGACCTGTGCCTCCGGGTTGTCCTTCATGGACTCCATCAGCTGCCACAGTGGGTTGCGTCGCTTCCCACGCGGCGTGCTCACGACCATCAGCCGCTTGTCCTCGGCCCGGTTCTCGAGGATGGGCATGAGCCGGGGGATCGGGTCCTCCCGCATGAACAGGGCCAGCTCGGTGATCGTGTAGTCCTGGAAGGACGTGCCGACACCAGCCTTGTCCTGGCCGGACTGGAAGTAGCCCTGCAGCTTCAGCCGGCTGTGGTTGTTGAACCGTCCCTCCATGACGGTGCCCTTCCAGTCCACCGCGTCGGAGGGCACGTTGTCCTGCAGGCCCCGGATGTACTCACTAGTCACCGGGTCGATGTAGGTCTTGTCCCACAAGATGTCCCGGATCATCGGGTTGGACAGGCTGATGTACACGCCGGTGGTCTTGGGCGTGCGCAGGCGGGCATCGCACTGCTCCATCGAGGCGGCCACGTCCTTGCCGGTCTGCCTCGGGAGCACCGCGATGCCGTACCGCTTGGTCCTCCACATCTTGTGGAGTTCAACCTGGTAGGGCCGGGGCCGATAGTGAACGGGGAAGGTCGGCACCCGACCCCACCTCCTCAGGAAGCGGTGTTGGTGGCGTCCACGATCGCCAGGAGCTGGGTCTTGTTCAGGGACTGCAGCTCAGCATCGGTGAAGTTGGGGTCGTTGGCCAGGATCCACTCGATGATCACGGCCTTGGTATCCCCCGACGTGGGCTTGTCCACGACAGGAGCAGGCTCCGCATCAGGAGCAGTCTCCTCGGGCGGCGGCTCCTCGTCAGCCCGCAGCGTCGCGGTGTAGGAGAACGTCTTGGCGTCCGACCGGGCCTCGAGGGTCTGGTCGTAGTTGATCGCCACGACGTTCACGGTCTTGGCCGTCGACGACTTGGTGGCCACCACGGTGCAGCTGGTGGCGGTGATCCCGCTGGGGGTGAGCAGCTGCGCATCCCACAGGATCTTCATGCCCGCCTTGAAGTTGGTGCCGGCCACGACCACGGAGTGCGTGCCCGTGCCCATCACCACGGAAGCAGGCGTGAACGTGGAGAGCGTGGGCTTGACCGGGGTCTGCCCGGTCAGTACCTCGTAGTCCCGCTCGGCCTGGTTCTCGCTGGCCTCGAACTTGTTCCGGGTCGCCGTGATGACAGCAGCATTCGCTGCCGCCGTCTCAGCCGGTGTCTTGCGTGGCCTGACAGATGTTGCGAACAGCGCTGCGTCGTGAGGCATGGTCGGCCCTTTCAGATTTGGAGGTTGGGCAGTCCTATTGTGCCGAACAACGTGGAGAAATCCTCCTTATCGCCAGAACTACCTGCCTTCGAGGTGATCCCCGCCTGCGGCGGTTCGAGGGTCGCTTGGCGAACGGGCGCCGCCGCAGGCGGGGGTGTGGGTGCAGCCGGAGGAGTGGCTGCTGTGAGCTGTGCGCGCAGCTTCTCGATGATCGGCTGCACCGGGATGCTGTACCCCTGCAGCTTTCCATCCACGCGCACCTCGTAGGGCTCCATCATCCCGGCGAACTGGTCGGCCAGTGGCTTGTTGAAGCCCTTGGTGCCGGGGATCAGGTCGGGGTTGTTCTTGAACAGGTCGATGCTGGCGTGCACCGTCTGGAGGAAGTCAGCTGACTCCTCCATCTTGGCGGTGGCCCGCTCCTTGATGTCACCGACCAGCAGGGTCTTCACCGCGTCCTGCCATTCCTTGGCGTCCGCGGTGTCCTTCAGGCGCTCCATCCCCTCCTTGCCGATGGCTGGCACCTCGGTGCCCACCAGCAGGCGGGGGTGCTTCTCGAGCGCCTCGAAGTAGCGACCGTAGTCCTCGCGCGCAGCGTCATACGCCTGCTGCTGGTACGCCTTGGTGAGGTTCTCCTCGAGCTTGGTGCTCAGCTCCCCGAGCTTCGGGAGGATGTCAGCGGGAGCAGCTGTCCAATCTGCTGGGAGACCGGAGGCATCTGCCCCTGCAGGATCTCCAGCAGGAGCTCCCTGATCTCCGTCTGCTGCTCCACCTGTTGCATCTGGCTGACCAGCATTCGCTGATCCAGTCGCTTCAGGCTGTCCATCAGCGGGAGCGCCAGTTCCCACAGCTGGCGCCGGTGCTCCGCCAGCAACTGGGGCAGCAGCGTCTCCCACAGGAACAGCCGCATCCGGGCCTCCTGCTGGTACAGCAGCTCCGCCTGTCGCTCCTGCTTCCGCCGGGACCAGTGCATCCAGGAGAGCACCGAACGCAGCATCGCCCTGGTGCGGGAGCTCCACGTACTCCTTCTCGACTGGCTGGACACTCATCACTCCTCCTGTGCGCCGCGCAGGTCGTTCAGCTCGGCGGCCAGCAGATCGCGGTCTGCGTCGGTGAACTCGAACTTGATCTGGTCGAGCAGGGCGGTGAGCCCGTTCGGGTCGAAGAACATCCGGTGCACCTCGGAGATCGCGGCCAGCTCGATCGAGGCGTCCGGGTCAGCGCACTCCCAGGCCAGCTCCCAGGTCAGGAACGCCTTCTGCCAGTTGATCAGGACGTTCATGTAGTGCGAGGAGTTGGCCTCCACGTCCTCCTCAGGCGAGGTGACGTTCAGGCACTCGTCGTCGGTGTCGATCTCGGCGAGCAGGATCTCCTCGAGCTCGCCGATCTTGCCGAAGTACCGCTCCCGGAACTCGAGCATGTCGGCGAAGGACAGCCCGTTGTACGTGGTGACGATCCGGTTCGCCCACTGCGGGGTGATCTTCTTGAGCCGCTCCGCCCGAGCAGGCTTGAGCACCTCACGCCACACCTCGAGGATGGTGTGGTACGGAGCGGAGTTCGCCTCGTCGAGGATGTCCTGCACGGTGTCGAACTCGGGCAAGGTGGTGTCGGTCACGTCAGATCTTCTTTCCAGGGACGGGGACAGCGATGACTTGGTTGGTCTTGGAGTAGCAGTCGATGTACGTCTCCCCGGTGTCACCGTTGTGGGTGACCTCGTAGTACGTGGGGAGCGGCTGAGTGGTGGCGACCAGCGCCTTCCAGTTCTGCAGGGTCTTGCAGAACCAGACCACGAACACGTCGTCGAGGCTGATCTGGTAGTCAGTGAGCTCAGCGTTGACGACATCGAGAACGAGCTCTCGCGCCTTGAGCGAGAAGTTCGGGGTCACTTCAGTCTCCCGGTCAGCTGCAGCTGACGGTGCTCGTTCTGGATCGCACGGATGACGGTGCGCACGTCGTAGCACAGGTCGTTCTCGATGTAGACCCGCTTGCACTCCTCGGGGACCAGCTCGGCCCCGCCGTAGTAGTCCTGCACCTCGAACAGGTCGAAGCCGTCACGCCCGTTGTAGGTGTGGATCTTGAACGGGAAGCGCGGGTCCTTGTAGATCCCGACCTGGTACGAGGGGAGGGTGATCTTCACCTCCGCGGGCTTGCCAGCCCCGACGCCGGCGACCTCGAAGGTCTCGACGTACTCGCCGTTCTGCACGGTCTTGGTCTCGACGCCGGTCTCCAGGTACTTCAGGACTCGGCGGCCGCGCGGCTTGGGATAGGCCGGCTTGCGGACCTCCTCCTGGAACCACATGCGGCCCTGCTCGTCCACCCGGATGGGCTCGTCCTCGGGCTTGGTGTTCAGCCGCTGGCCGGGCATCTCCTCAGGGTCAGCCTGAGCAACGGGTGCGCGGGGAGGAGCCTGCTTGATCTCCACATCCGGCAGCTCGAGCGCCGGCAGCGGCTCATCGACCACGGGGCTGACTTCCTCAACCTCGGTCTGCGGCATGGAGCCGAGCTCCGCCTGCAGCTGCTCGATGGTGTACATGGCGTAGGAGGTTGTGAGCGGGACTCCGCTGGCCTTGCGCTGGTTGTAGAGATCCGACTTCAGTGACATCGCTGTCCTCTGCAGGTAGGGGTCTTTGTAGCTGTATGTGGCAGACCTTACACCCTGCAGCCCAGGAATGGGTGACCCCCGGCACCCCCCGTGGGACGGCGGGTGTAGTCACGTAGCCAGTAGTCACCCCCCGTTTATCTTCTCCCCCTTTACCCCTTTACATAATTTATATATAAAGGGTGACTACAGTGGCTACAAGGGTCATTTGAGCACAAAATCGCGTAGTCACCCCTGTAGTCACCAGCTGACTACGGTGGCTACCTCACGGTCTGGTGTAGTCCATGACCGGCAGTGGGATCCCGTTGGCGCTGTAGGCCGCTGGGTTGGAGCCGTACTCGAAGGTCTCCACGCTGCCGTACTCGTAGCCCACGTTGACCGAGACCGGCGTGTAGCGGTACTGGGCGTAGTTGAACGAGCCCCAGCCTTCTTCGCCGTCGACGCTGGACCCGAACAGGAACCACTCCTTCATGTCCCGACGGATCAGCAGGATGTCGTCCACGTCCCAGGTGTGACCGTCGTTCTCGTCCACTCCCTCGGCGACGAACGTCTTCTCGAACTGCAGGTGCTTGCCGTTCACGTCGTGCCCACGCACTCCGTACCGGATGGACCCGAGGAAGTTGCCGAGAGTGATCTGGACCTGCTGGACGTGGGCCCACGCATCGTGAGCTCGGTTGGCTCCCTGCGTGTTGGTCTCGAACCTCCACGGGATCGGGCGCTGCAGGACCTTCCGGTCAGCGCCCACGTAGTCGTCCACCCGAGCAACGGTGTCGAGGTAGTACAGGCCGTCCGGGCGTGTCACCCCGAGCACCTCGGTCGGACCGACGTTGAACACGCGCAGCGCGCAACCCTGGATCAGCAGCCGCGACCAGTGCCCGTTCTCCGCGCTGATGTCGTAGACCCAGATCTCGTTGCCCTTGCACCCGGGCTCGAGCACCGCTCCCAGCGGGTTGTGCACCAGGTAGTACAGCCGGTTGTCCAGCTGCGCGGACATGATCCATTCCTTCGACCACAGCCGCAGCCACATGTTGGCGATCTTGTCGGTCTGGGTCTTGTGGTTGATGTTGTAGTTGTTCGCCGTGGACTTCAGCACCGCATGGTCGAGCGGCCGGAACAGGGCGTTGTTCAGCACCTCGTTGCCGTACGGGCTAAGCGTGCCGGGCGTGCTCGTGGTCTCCTCGAAGCCCATGACCTGCGTGCTGCCAGACTGGGCGTTGATGTTGGCCGGCATCATGTAGTAGCTGATCGACCGGCCGTCGCTGCCCATGCACAGGATCG